CCTCGAGAAAAACATATTTCGCAGTATTTGGGCAGAGATAGTGATAGCTACACGAAAAGCGGAGTGCCTTGTCCGTTTCTCTGCCTTTTTATCAAGGCTTATGTTTACGAAAGGCGGCAAACATAGATATGTATACCATTTACGAGCACATTTCCCCGTCTGGGAAAAGGTACATCGGGCAGACGTGCCAACAGCTTGAACGCAGATGGAGAAACGGCAACGGATACGTCAGAAATGCCTATTTCTATAGAGCAATTCAAAAGTACGGATGGGAGAATTTCATACATAGGGAAATATGCAAATGTGAGACGTTGAAAGATGCGAACAAGATAGAAGCGGAACTGATTGCAAAGTATCAGACAAATGACCCAGAATACGGGTATAACATTTCCAATGGTGGTGATGGGTCTGGAAAAGTTGCCGAGATAACAAGACAAAGGCTTTCACTTGCAAAAAAAGGTACTTTTTTGGGAAAAGAAAACCCAAATTATGGACGTAAACACACAGAAAAAGAGCGGAGACTCATGTCTCAAAAGCAAAAGGAATATTTTGCAACTCATGTGAGTCCGAGATTGGGCGCAGTACGCTCTGACGAGTCAAAAAGAAAACAATCCGAAAGCAGAAGAAAAAGCGAAAAAGCAAGAACCGCAATTCTTTCGTTGAACCGTTCAAAATCAAAACCAGTTTTGTGCGTTGAAACACAGCGCGTGTATGCCTCAACACACGAGGTGGAAAGGGTACACGGATATAGACAGGGAAACATTGCCGCCGCCTGTCGCGGGGTGTATCAGCAAGCATACGGATTGCACTGGATGTATGTATGAACTACATCAGTGAATATTATCATCAAATACAGAAGGGCGGCATAGTCGTAGGTAAATGGATAAAATTGCTATATGACTATTTAATTTCTGGGCTTGATGAAAAACGCTTTTTCTATGATGAAGACAAAGCGGACGATGTAATCAACTTTATAGAAAGCCATTGCTATCATACGGAGGGCGCACTTGCGCCAAATGCCTTAAAACTGGCATTGTGGCAAAAGTCAGCACTGTCTGCAATGTATGGCATTGTGGACGAAAGCGGCAAGCGCGTTTTCCGTGAGGTTGTGATGGTCATGGCACGGAAGAACGGCAAAAGTTTGCTTGCGTCTGCCATTGCTAAGTACGAATGGCAAAAAGGCGGCTACGGCGCAAGGGTGTTCTGCATTGCGCCAAAAATAGACCAAGCGGATATTATATATAATTCGATCTGGCAACAGACGATGCTAGACCCAGAGTATCAAAAACTCAAGGAAGAGATACGGGCGGGCATCAAATACCATGAACGCAAAACTGTTGACGATGCAGAGTTGCCAAAGCATAGACAAACCGATTTATACATAGCGGCAACAAACAGCATAGTTAAAAAGTTGGCATTTTCAGAACGCAAGTCTGACGGATTCAACCCGTCCCTCACAATCTGCGATGAAATAGCCGCGTGGGCAGGAGATAAGGGACTCAAACAGTACGAAGTAATGAAAAGCGCAATGGGTGCGCGCGAAATGGGTGACAACCCTCCATTTTTGCTTTCGTGTACAACATCGGGCTATATAAACGATGGGGTGTATGATGAACTGATTAAAAGAGCATCCCGCTTTTTACTTGGAGAAAGCAAAGAACAAAGATTACTGCCATTTTTGTATATGTCAGATGACGTAGAAAAATGGAATACATACGAGGAATTGCAAAAGAGCAATCCCAACCTTGGCATATCCGTTAGTTTTGATTACCTCAAGGAAGAAATTGCAATAGCAGAGACATCACTCAGCAAACGCGCGGAGTTTATTGTTAAATACAATTGTTTAAAACAGAACAGCAGTCTTGCGTGGTTACCTGCGAAAGTGGTAGAGGACGCAAGCGGCGAACCACTGAACCTTGAGGACTTCCGAGACTCCTATTGCGTTGGCGGCATTGACCTGTCCCAGACGCGAGACCTCACAGCTTGCACTGCTGTCATTGAGCGCGGCGGGGAGTTGTATGTGTTCGCTCAGTTTTTCCTCCCTGCCGAGAAAATAGATGAATGCACCCAGAGGGACGGCATCCCATACAACATTTATATCCAGAGGGGACTGCTCACTCCCTCCGGTGACAATTTCGTAGATTATCACGATTGTTACAACTGGTTTACCAGATTGGTGGAGGAGTTCCAGATATACCCGTTACAAGTAGGATATGACCGTTATAGTGCCCAGTATCTTATACAGGATATGGAGACGTATGGCTTCCACTGCGATGACGTGTATTTTGGCGAAAATCTTTATAGTACCATTCTGGAGACACAGGGAGCATTAGAGGATAAAAAAATCCACATCGGTGACAATGATTTGATGAAGATGCACCTCCTAAATTCTGCTGTGAAAATGTCAGTAGAAAGAGGACGTGGCAAGATAGTGAAGCTGAACCCATCACTCCACATCGACGGAGTTGCGGCTTTGCTTTGCGCGATGTGTGTGCGCCAGAAATGGCACGGAGAGATTGGGGAGCAGCTAAAGAATGAGAATTCGTAATGCTGACAAAGCGCGACAGCTTGCAGACTTTAGTGGTTTAGCTTTTGGAAACATATACCCGACAGACGTTGACGGGTATATTGAATATAAAAATATAGCTTGCATTCTGTACGAACTGAAATACAGGGACGCAGAAATGCCAAGAGGACAACAGGTAGCACTTGAGCGAATGGTTGACAACGCAAGGACAGCAGGAAAGGATGCCGTCCTTTTTTTATGCTCACATGACGCGCCTGTTGGTGAAGCAATAGACGTTGCAGACAGTAAAGTGAAGCAGATTTATTACTGCGGTAAATGGCACCCAACAGATGGGACAACGGCAAGGCAATGGACGGAGAAATTCCTAAAGTGGTCAGACAGGAAACACTTTGGATGGATGAGGTAGGACATGGGACTTTTTGAAACCCTATTCAAAAATAGACCAAAAGAACACGGCAAGTTTGAGGGCAAATACAAATTGCTTGAGGGATACACCCCGCACTTTACGCGGTGGGGTGGAGAACTGTATGAAAGCGAACTTGTGAGGGCGGCAATCAATGCAAGGGCAACCCACATCAGCAAGCTTGACGTTGCAATCCAAGGCGCGGCACGTCCTGCCCTCCAGAGAAAACTTAAAGCCGCACCCAACCAGTTTCAAACGTGGTCACAGTTTTTATACAGACTCAGCACCATCCTAGACGTACACAATACGGCGTTTATTTGCCCCGTATTTGACGAGTACGGTGAACCATCGGGGATATATGCACCCCTGCCACATAAGTGCGAGGTGGTGCAGTACGGAGGCGTCCCGTACCTCCGGTATGAATTCAATTGGGGTGAACACGCCGCCATTGAACTGGAGTACTGCGGCATCATGACAAAGATGCAGTATAAGAGTGACCTGTTTGGAGAGAGCAATCACGCCCTCTTCCCCACAATGGACTTGATTCATGTACAGAACCAAGGCATTGAGGAGGGCGTCAAATCTGCCGCGTCATACCGCTTTATGGCAAAGGTCACAAACTTCACAAAGACGGATGACCTTGCAAATGAGCGCAAGAGGTTTACTGCTGAAAATCTCAGCAAGGACGCGGAGGGCGGCGGTCTGCTCCTGTTCCCAAACACATATACAGACATCAGACAGATTGAGGCTAAGCCGTTCATTGTTGACGCTGAACAGGTCAAGGCTATCAAGGACAACGTTTACAACTATTTCGGTGTAAACGAGAAAATCCTCACAAACGAGTTTGACCCGAATGTCTGGGCGGCGTTTTATGAGGGAGCGGTTGAACCGTTTGCAATCCAGTTTTCTGAGGTCATGACCAAGATGTTATTTACCTTGAGAGAACAGGCACAGGGCAACAGCGTGACCGCAACGTCTAACCGCTTGCAGTACATGAGCAACGCAGACAAGTTGCAAGTGTCTGCTCAGATGCTTGACCGTGGCATCATGTCAATCAATGACGTGAGGCAAATCTGGAACTTGCCACCTGTGGAGAACGGTGACGCTAGGATTATCAGAGGGGAATATTACAACGCTGATGAGAAAGTTAGCGAGGAGGACAGCAATGGAACAGAAAACAACTCAGCTACCTAAAACGATTGCAGACAAACTGAAAGAGGGTCGGCAGTACAGAGAGTTTAACCCGTGCAAGTTTGAACGGAGAACAAGCGAAAACGGTGAAAAAGTGGTTGAAGGATATGCAACCACTTTCAACGAACCGTATGAACTATACAGGGACAGTTGGAACGGCTATGTGTACATCTTCCGCGAACAGATTGACGCTGATGCGTTTGCAAACTGTGACATGGATGATGTCATCATGCAGTACAACCATGAGGGCAGAGTGTTCGCGAGAACAAGCAATAACACACTTGCCCTAGACCCAGACTCTCACGGTCTGCACATCCGTGCTGATTTAGGAGGCACAGAGATAGGCAGACAGTTGTTTGAGGAGATTGACGGGGGCTATACAGACAAGATGTCCTTTGGTTTCCGTGTCGGAAAAGATAAGCGAGAACAGACAGAGGAGCGCAACGAGGAAACAGGAATTACAACGGTCACTGTTTTGCGCACAATTCTGGAAATCACAAAACTGTATGACGTTAGTGCCGTTAGCATTCCCGCTAATGACGCTACTTCAATATCTGCCCGTAATTACTGCGAGGGAGTTCTTGCAGAGTTCAAGGAGGAGTTTCTTGCCCGCGAAAAGAGGGAAAGGCAGAAAGCAAAAATCAGAATTTTAAGAGAGGTGTAAAAATGGATTTCACAAAGGCAACCATTGAGGAAATGGAAGAAAGAAAAGCCGCCATTGTTGCAGAACTTGACAATGAGGACGCAGACCTTGATGCACTTGAGCAGGAGATGCGTGACATCAAGGCAGAACTGGAAAAAAGAAAGAACACAGAAACAAAGAAAGCGGAAATTCGTTCCGCAGTCGCATCGGGTGACGGAGTTGTCACGAAAACATTTGTACCCGAAACAAGAGAGGAAAAGACAAACATGGAAATCAGAGATTCACACGAGTACAACGTAGCTTATGCAAACTATATCAAAACAGGTAATGACGCAGAGTGCCGCGCACTGCTGACAGAGAACGTATCTGGTGGAACAGTTCCGGTTGCGTCTTATGTCGAGGGTCGTGTCCGCACAGCATGGGAGCGTGACGGCATTACTTCCCGTGTACGCAAGACATTCATGAAGGGCAATGTCAAAATCGGTTATGAAATCAGCGCAGACGGCGCAATCGTCCACACAGAAGCGGCGAACAGCGCAGTCACTGAGGAGTCCCTTGCACTGGGCATCATCACACTGGTTCCGCAGTCCATCAAAAAATGGATTTCCATCTCTGACGAGGTCTATGACCTTACCGGAGAGGAGTTCCTTGATTATATCTACGATGAACTCACATACAGAATTGCGAAGAAACTGGCAGACCTTATTATTGCAGATATTGAAGCTTGCGGCACAGTTTCCACTGGTTCACTTCCGGCAGTCCCGAAGATTACTTCTACAACCGTCACGGTCGGACTGGTTGCACAGGCTATGGCACAGCTTTCCGATGAAGCGGCTGACCCTGTTGTAATGATGAACAAAGCAACATGGGGCGCATTCAAAGCGGCACAGGCGGCGAACGGTTACAACTATGACCCGTTTGAGGGGCTTCCGGTTGTATTCAATGACAGCATTTCCGCTTTCAGCGCGGCAACAACGGGCGTGACATATGCCATCGTTGGAGACCTTGGCATCGGCGCACAGGCGAACTTCCCTAACGGGCAGGACATCGAAATCAAATTCGATGACAAGACCAAGATGGAGTACGACCTTGTCAGAATCCTTGGACGTGAGTTTGTCGGTCATGCGGTTGTAGCACCGAAAGCATTTGTCAAGATTACACACTAATTCATTACGAAAGGGGGCACGTGATGAAAGTATTTATTGCAGTTCCATCTATGGACACGTTGCCCGCTCTTTTTTGCCAGTCATTGGCATTGTTACAAAGAGCGGGTGACACACAGATTGGTTTTGAAGTCGGTTCACTTGTCTATAACGCACGAAACAACCTTGCAAGACAGGCAATCAAGTCAGAAGCAGACTGGGTTCTTTGGTTGGATTCGGACATGGTGTTTAGTCCAGACCTGTTGCAGAGGATGTTAAAAGTCTGTACAGAAAACGGCATAGACTTTTTAACAGCCTTATGTTTCAGACGGAAACCGCCTTTCACACCATGCCTATTTGACAGACTGGACAAGGTCGGCAGAGGTGCAAGCTATACGGCATTGATGTCTGTTCCGGACGGTCGGTTTAAAGTTGGCGGGTGCGGATTTGCGGGTGTTTTGATGTCAACGGATGTCTTGATGTCGGTTGCATCAAAGTTTGACGGTCGGATGTTTGACCCAATGGAAGGATTTGGCGAAGACGTTTCATTCTGTTGGCGCGCAAGGCAGTGCGGTTATGACATTTGGTGTGACTCTGAAATCGAAATGGGTCATGTTGGAAACTGCATAGTCACACGTGCGTATTTCGAAGCATACGAAGCAAACAAAGACAAAGAGGAGGCGGGTAAGTAACCCGCCCCTTTTGTGAGGTGTGAGATATGGCAGACAGCACAATTTTGGCGGCGGTCAAGCTGTCACTCAGAATAACAACAACGGCATTCGACAGTGAAATCACTGACCTCATTGATGCGGCACTGCTTGACTTAGGCGTTGCAGGAGTAACGGAAAGCGACACAACGAACGCGCTCATCAAGAAGGCAGTGACTACATACACACGGTTGCACTTTGGACAGCCAGATGACTATGACCGCCTCAAAGCGTCATATGATGAACAGAAAGCACAATTGTCCATGTGCACCGGATATACGGATTGGAACATGGAATGGACAGGAGTAATATCATAAAACTGATTGCAACGACCAAAACACAGAACGAGTTCGGCGTATGGGTCACGGCAGAGACAGAGCGGGAAGTTTTCTGTGACGTTTCATCTGTTACCCGTGCAGAGTTCTTTGATGGCGGCAGGAATGGGCTAAACCCAGAATATGTTTTCACCATGTTTTTCGGAGATTATGACGGTGAGACTGTTCTGGAATACAACGGAAAACGGTATGCAATATATAGAACATTCCACGCCAAGACTGACGTGATTGAACTGTACGCGGAAAGAAAAGGCGGTACAAATGGCTAAATCACCACTGGAAAAGTTTGCGGCAGATATTGAGAAAATACTTGCCGAGTATGGGGATGATGTTGCACAGAATGTGGATGAGATAACGGCACGGGTCGGAAAAAAAGCGGCTCAAGCTGTCAGAAAATCCGCACAGGCAACCGTGAACGGGAAAGACTACGCAAGCGGGTGGACATCCCAGACAGAAACAACCAGATTGGGAACAATGGCAACGGTATACAACAAGAAACTTGCAGGGCTTGCCCACCTCTTGGAACATGGGCACGTCATCCGAAACGGTACTGGCAGGACATACGGCACAACAAAGGCGTATGTCCACATCGCACCAATTGAGCAGGAAATTGTTGACGAGTACGAAAAGGAGATTCTAAAGGCGTTATGACATACAAAGAAATAGCCGACATGATTGGCGGGTTTGGGTTGCCGTATGCTTTTTATGAATTTCCAGACGGCACAGACCAAGAACCGCCTTTCATATGTTTTTTATATGACTATGATGACTTTCATGCTGACAACATCAATTATGTCGGCAAGGCTCAACTCATCATAGAACTGTACACAGCAGAAAAGGATTTTGCCCTTGAGGCATCACTGGAGGCATATCTCACACAGCAAGGTTTTGCATATGGCAAGACACCCACACACATAGACAGCGAAAAGATGTGGCAAATTGCATACACAATGGAGGTTTTCATCAATGGCTAACAAAGTAAAGTATGGACTCAAAAATGTCCACTATGCCGTTGCAACAATTGACCCCGCTACCAACACGGCAACATACGCGACACCTGTGCCGTGGCTTGGTGCGGTAAATCTGAGTCTTACGGCACAGGATTCACAGACCACATTCAGAGCAGACAATATTGACTACTGGATTGGCAACGCGAACAACGGCTATGAGGGTGACTTTGAATCTGCACTCATCCCCGACAGCTTCAAAAAGGACTGCCTTGGGTATATTGAGGATGACAACGGCGTTCTTATAGAGGACGCAGAAGCAACAGGCGTGCACTTTGCTCTCATGTTCCAGTTTGAGGGTGATGCAAATGCAACCAGACACGTCCTGTACAACTGTGTTGCGGCACGTCCGTCCGTAAACGGCGCGACAACCGCAGAGACAATTGAGCCGCAGACGGAGACTGTGACAATCACAGCCATTGCAATCCACAACGCGACACTTGACAAGGACATCACCAAGGCGTCTTGTACTCCTGCACAGGCAACACAGTACGCCGCATGGAACACATCGGTGTATCAGCCTTAATAAACAAAATTAGGGGGTGAATATGTACGGTATTGTAAAAATTGGCACGGTTGACGTACCAATGGAATCAAATGCCGCCACACCCATAAGGTACAGGCAAGTTTTCCACAAGAATCTCAATTCTTTTTTTCTTGGCAAAATGCCAGAAGAAGAAAGCGCGGAGATGGTTGGGGAACTTGCCTATATTATGGCAATGAGCGCGGCAAAGCATGACATGAATCAGCTTTCATATGATGCTTATATGGATTGGCTCACAGGGTTCGGTGCACTTGATTTTGACGCGGCAGTCACGGACATCATAAACGTGTACCAAGGCAACCTTGTGACAGAGTCAGAAGTAAAAAAAAATCAAGACCAACAGAGCGACCTATGACAATAGGACTCTATATGTTGAGGTGCTTTCAGATGGGTCTGCATATGGCAGACCTTGAAAACCTCTCATATGGGGATGTGATTGACATGATGGTTGAATCAGCCAATGACAACTGTGAGTATAAACAGTTGGCAACACAAGAGGATTTCGACAGGTTTTAAGTATGGCAAGTGGACGTATTAAAGGCATAACAATTGAGATTGGTGGAGATACAACCGACCTACAAAAAAGTCTGAAAGGCGTTGACTCCCAACTCAAAACCACACAGGGCAATCTCCGTGACATCAACAAACTGCTCAAACTTGACCCAAGCAACACGGAACTACTTACCCAGAAACAGAAAGCACTTGAGGATGCTGTCAGCGGTACAAAGGAACGTCTGACACAGCTTAAAGACGCCCAGAGCGGCGTTGCACAGGGTTCTGCACAGTGGGACGCTCTCCGAAGGGAAATCATTGCCACAGAACAGGACGTAAAAGCGGCAGAGGATGCCCTCAAGGACTTTGGAAGTGTTGCCAAACAGCAGTTACAGGTTGCCGCCGACAAGGTCAAAGAGTTCGGTGACAAGATGGGCAACATTGGGACAAGCATGGCAACCCATGTCACTGCCCCGATTGTTGCGGTTGGTGCGGCATCAATGGCGGCATTTTCTGAGGTTGACGCAGGGATGGACACCATCCTTGCCAAGACTGGGGCATCCGGTGAAGCACTGGAGGATATGCAGAAACGTGCCGAGAACCTTGCGACCTCCATCCCAACGGACTTTGAAACGGCAGGGACGGCAATTGGTGAGGTCAATACACGCTTTGGACTCATGGGTGACGCCCTTGAGGACGTTTCTGGAAAGTTTATCCAGTTCGCACAGGTCAATGGTGTGGACGTGAACAGTTCCATTGATGCCGTCCAGAAAACTATGGCGGCATTCAATGTGGATGCCTCACAGACTGGGTTGGTTCTGGACACCCTCAACGCGGTAGGACAGGCAACGGGCATATCTCTTGATGCCCTTGAGGCAACCCTTGTGACAAACAGCGCGGCACTGCATGAAATGGGGTTCAACCTTGCCGAATCTGCCCAGTTTCTTGGACAGCTTGAGGTGTCTGGCGTTGATTCTTCCGCAGTGCTCACAGGACTCAAGAAAGCCCTCCAGAATGCAACCAAAGAGGGCAAACCAATGTCTGAGGCAATGCAGGAGTTGCAAAACAACCTTGTAAATGCTTCTAGCAGTACGGAGGCGTTGCAACTTGCTACAGAACTATTCGGAGCAAAAGCCGCCCCTGCGATGATAAAAGCATTGCAGGATGGGCAGATATCTTTTTCAGACTTTTCTGCCAGTCTTGAGGAAAACGCGGGAAACCTTGAAACCACGTTCAACGGGATGCTTGACCCAATAGACCAAACCACCATACTCATGAATGAGGTGAAACTTGCGGGGGCAGACCTTGGTGCAACCATCCAGACTGCCGCCCTCCCCATCCTTGAAAGACTCATTGAAGTTGTCAAGGGAGTCACAGAACGGTTTAGGGAATTAACGCCAGAACAACAGGAGAACATTGTCAAGATTGGCGCACTGGTTGCGGCAATTGCCCCCGCCTTAGTGATAGGCGGCAAGGTGATTTCTACCGTTGGCAGTGTCATTTCCATCCTTGGCACTGTCATAGGCGTCTTAGGTGGTCCTTTGACCCTTGCAATTGGGGCAGTCATTGCCTTGGGCGTAGCACTGTGGAAAAACTGGGACACCATCAGTGAAAAGGCACACAACCTAGCTGAGGGCGTCCGCAACGCGTTCCAGAAAATAAGGGAGTACATAAAACTTCCACACTTCTCTTTGTCTGGTGAGTTTTCGCTCAATCCTCCGTCTGTGCCGCATATCTCTGTTGACTGGTACAGAAAAGCCATGAACAACGGTGTCCTGTTCACGTCACCAACAGTCTTACAGACCCCTCAAGGAATGAAAGGGTTTGGAGACGCAGGGGCAGAGGTTGTGCTTGGACTCAACAAACTGCGTGAGTTGGTCGGTAGTGGCTCCGTTGTGAACAATATAAACGTGTACGGAGCGGCGGGACAGAGTGAGGACGCCCTTGCCCAGATTATCATGGATAAATTGACCGCTATGGAAGAGCGCACAGCATTAGGAGCGTTATGAGCAGAAATACACTGACATTCAACGGCAGAACCTTATTAGATTATGGCGTTTATATATCTGGAGAGGGAACATATAACGCTCCTGTGCGGTCTGTGTCGCAGGAGGTTGTTGCAGGACGCAATGGTGTCCTTATTCTGGACAATGGCAGATATGAAAACATTGAGGTCACATACCCTGCTTACATCATAAACGATTTTGACACTAACATGATGCTCCTGCGGCAGTTCCTTTGCTCAGTAAAAGGATACGCACGCCTAGAGGATACATACCACCCAGATGAGTATTACATGGCAACCTTTACCAACGGCATCGAGGTGCAGACATCTGGGAGATATAACACAGAGGGACAATTCAGTCTGACCTTTAACCGCAAACCACAGAGGTTCTTGACGGCAGGAGAGGACTCAGTGACCTTTGTGGCGTCCGGTAGCATCACCAACCCAACACTTTGCGATGCAAAGCCAATAATCCAGATTTACGGCACAGGGACTGTTGGAATAGGCGATGTCAATGTCACCTTTGACGGGTCAAGTGAGTATGTTGAACTTGACTGTGAACTACAGGACGCATACTACAACGGGCAGAACAAGAACAGTGCAATCTCACTGTCCCCTAACGAGTTCCCCGTCTTACACTCTGGGACGAACGGTGTGACGCTTGGCACTGGCATCACCCGCGTTGTCATTTATCCGCGTTATTGGTTACTTTGAGGACTGCAATGACTCCAATACTCTTTGAAGGAAATGCAACAACATATACATCAAACGGCATTGGGCGGCTGACAGATGCCATTACTTGCCTAGTTGAGGAAAACCTCAACGGACTATATGAGTTAACTCTTACATACCCCCTTTCTGGACAATATTACGCTGACATACAAGAGGACAGGATAATCCTTGCAGAGCCGTTTGAAAATGGGACATGGCAACCGTTCCGTATTTATAAAATCAGCAGACCGCTCAACGGCATTGTGACAATCCATGCTGAACATATCAGCTATTTGCTTAACAAAATTGTTGTAATGCCATTCACTGCATCGTCATGCGCTCAAGCGTTGTCATTTCTCCCCAACAACACAGCGAACACTTGCCCGTTCACGTTCTGGACGGACAAGACCGTCACAGGGGCGTTTTCCGTGGGCTATCCGAGGGCGGCAAGGGGCTTGCTTGGCGGCGAATCTGGTTCAATTCTGGACGTGTACGGCAAGGGCGAATATGAGTTTGACCGTTTCAACGTGCGTCTGTATGTGAACAGGGGCAGTGATAATGGGGTCACAATTCGGTACGGCAAGAACCTCACAGAGTTGGTCAGAGATTCAGACGTACAGAACGTGTACACAGGCATTGTGCCGTATTGGAAGAATGACACGGACATTGTGACCCTGCCGGAACAGGTTGTGTACTCCGATTATAGGCACTATTTCCCCTATGACATCATCAAGGCGGTTGACCTGTCAAGCAACTGGGAAGACGCGCCAACGGTTGAACAACTCAGAACGGCGGCTGTTGCGTATGTAACCAACAATGAAGGTTGGAAGATTGCCGAGAACATCAAAATCTCATTTGTTGCCCTTTGGCAGACAGAGGAATACAAGAACATTGCCAACATTGAGCGTGTACACATGGGGGACACCGTCCATGTGATATATGAGGCACTTGGCGTGTCAACATCTGCCGAGGTCATACGGACTGTGTATGATGCTCTCTTGGGACGCTACACAGAGATTGAACTGGGCAACAAGAAAAACACCCTTGGACAAGTGCTGACTGAACAGATTGCCCCTGCAATTGAAACAAGCACAACGTCAATGATGGAGCAAGCCATTGCACACGCAACGGAACTGCTCAAGGGCGCAAATGGCGGTCACGTTGTCATTGGGACTAATGCAGACGGACAACCCAATGAAATATTTATTATGGATACCGATGATGTGAACACTGCACAGCAAGTGTTGCGCATCAACATGAACGGCATTGGGTTTTCTTCCACAGGCATCAACGGCACATATGACACCGCTTGGACGTTAGACGGTGCTTTTGTGGCTGATTACATCACCACAGGTACCTTAAACGCCAATGTCATGCGAGCGGGTATCATCCGCGACTTGGCAGGAAAGAACTGGTGGAATTTGGACACGGGTGAGATGCAACTCTCTGCCGAGGCGGTTGTTGACACTTCCGAGTTTGTCACACAAGCCCAATTCACAGCCGCCGCAGACCGTATTGCGTCAGAGGTTGTGGAGCAAGTTGGGTCTGGTATCTTTTACAACGTAGTACCGACAGACAACGGCAACGGAACGGTCACACTGCAAGCACACGTTTACCTAAACCGCAACGATGCTACACAGACATTTAGTCCGTACTTCTTCCAGTGGTACAAGAAAACCGAGGACAGCAAGGACTTCATCGGGTACGGCTACGAAATCACTGTAACAAAAACAGAGTATGGCTACGGTGGTGAAGTAGAGGGGACTTTCCTCATGTTAGAGGACAGATACCCTGTCAACAGTCAAGGCAGATGGGTATTCACGCAGAACGGCAGTTATTTCACTCTTGCCACGTCACAGGGAGAATTGCTGTTTGCTCAAGGACATCCGATGGTGCTGTCAGAAGCGCAGACCTCTGGAAATGTATACCCTGTGTTTGGCTACGATTATTACGAATAGGAGTTAAATCATGGCAGATGTATATGTTAATGCACTAACAACAATTAGTACAGAACCGACCACAACGGACAGTATTGTTGCGGTCAACAGGAATACGAACGAGGGCAAGATAATTGACTATAATCTACTTGCGGACGTTATCCTCAATAAGATTGCAAGTAAGCAGTTTTCGGGACTGAATACCACAAGCAAGTTGTTAGTGGGAGCAATCAACGAACTGGACAGTGATGTTAGTTCGTTAAATAGCAGTATTCAAGGGAAGATTTTACGTGGTTGGGGTAAAACATCTTACACTTTAAAAATGAGTGGGAATTACACTCCGGCATTGCTTTTTGGCATTTTGCAGTCTCAGAAATTTGTGGCACTTATAAATGCGGGCGCGGGGAATCCGGTGATTGATTATGTTTATCGTTCCACAACTAGCCTTACGATTTCAGTAACCGGGCTTACAAATAACTCATTTGTAATTGATGCGGTAAACACTGCTAATGATTTTTATGTGATTGGGTGCGATAATATGACGTAGTTTGTCTGCTATTAAACAGACCAAACTTGATTCCAACTATTATCAAATAAAGTGATGTGCGCAGCATTCGTTCCTAACGGATTGGTGTATATTTGCAGTCTATAATTGGAACTGTTAACTACAAAGTTCAGAGTAAAACATTCGTTTCTTTGCCCTATTTGTCCAATAGCTGTTGATGATACAGCTTTTGCTTTATTTTCTAAAGTCGTTATACTGCTATTTAACGAACTAACAAAAGAGGTAAATACATGAGATTTGCCCAAGAAATTTCAATATTCAACCCTCATGCCATTGAGATGGCGGTGGTTTCCCTTGGCACACAAATCACTCAGACTGCCGAGGAAATACGCCTTGAGGCGGCACAGACTCTGTCAAACTATAGCACAACGGTTCAGATGAATGCCGCCATTTCAACCAAAGCGAATGAGATAACCTCAGAAGTCAGTGAGACATATGCGACCATTCAAAGTCTCAACAGCAACGTGACGAGTTTGTCCTCACGCATTACACAGAATGCAAACAGCATATCCTCAGAAGTGACGAACAGGCAGAACGCCGATAGTTCCCTATCATCCAGAATCCAACAGACGGCAACAGGGATATCATTTACACTATCGGGTGGTGGAACGGGGACGAACGCGAACAAGGCAAGTCTGTCCATGAAGTATACTAAAGAAGACGGGTCAACCATTTCTCTTGAGTCTCAGACGATTACGTTTAGCGGACTGGTGAAGTTTACCGACCTGTCAACGTCTGGGAGTACAACTATAAACGGTGCAAATATCCAGACAGGGACGTTGTCGGCAAACAAAATCACGACAGGCACACTGAGCGGTGACCGCATCAACGGCGGCACCATTACAGGTTCAACCATCAGCGGCGGGAAGCTGATAGCAACAGGCAGCTCTGATGGTGACATCGTAATCGGTGGTGGAACAATAAATGTTCCATGGATACAATTTGCAGATGGAAACCACACAGCGGGGTCTTGGACGATTGACGGTAGCACAGCATATGATAATTGGGACAACAAACGTTTAATAAATGGCTACGGTATCCGCGTTGGAGATGGTAGTTCTGCTCATGCGTGGTCATGGTTTCAGACTGGCGTGTATTTTGAATACAATACAAAATTTGACCAGACGCCAGACTGGTCTTCAGATATACGCAAGAAGAATTTTGTTGGATATGCTGATGCAGATGAATCACAGCGTTTTATTATGAGATTAAAACCGTGCAAGTTTACATATAAAGTTGATGAAAAACAGGAAATTCATCACGGATTCATTGCGCAGGATGCCATGACGGCAGTACAAGATGAGTGGTGTTTAGTATCTGAAGATATGGAGGGATTCCTTGGCATCAAGTATATCGAAATTATTGCAGACCTAGTTGCAACAGTACAAGCACAGGACAAACGCATCAAAGCATTAGAGGGGGTATAAATGGATAAATCAATCATATTACTGCAACATGAATTTAAGGACACCATAGTCCGAGCAATTAATGACTCAAACCTTCCTGCTTTTGTCATTGCTCCGATACTGCAACAGGCACTGACAGAGGTTGAGAGAATAGAGGAACAGCAGTATCTTGCCGATAAAAAGGCATACGAAGAAAGAGAGGAAAACAATGGGGAAATTACTGAAACTTGCTGACGGTAGTGAGTACACTGCTACAATCTCAAGCACCATCACGGACTTGCATATCCCTGTGGACAAGTACAAGGATGTGGACAGCCTCAAGGCAAAGCTTACACCGACCAACCTTGCAAGCGTTGTCTTTGACGGCAGAGTATACAAAGACCTTGCACTTATTGATGACAGCGCAAGCAGAGAAAGCGGCAAGCTGAATGCCCACATCGTTCTGGAGTTGGGCATTGAGGACAGGATTGAGGCAGAGAAACAGGCGGCTGTGGATGCCTACACCATGCAACTGATTGAGGAGGGACTGCTGTGAGGATATTAGTGGAATCATTACGGAGACTATACAAAGCGGGACGTCTGACACTGGAACAGATACAGGAACGGCTGAACAAGGGTACAATCACCCAAGAAGAATATGAGTACATCATCGGGGACTAATTAGTCCCCTTTTTGTTTGGAGGGTAAACCCTTGGATATTACTACAATCATAGTTGCCTGTCTCTCCCTGTTTGGCACTCTTGTGGGTTCTGTCACGGGTGTCATGACGGCAAATAAGCTGACCACATACCGCATTGAGCAGTTGGAGAAAAAGGTGGACAAGCATAATACAATCATTGAGAGGGTTGCCCTGTTAGAACAGGACAATACAACCCAGTGGAAACGTATTGACGCATTAAGGGATGACCTTGAGAAGATGAAAAAAGACGTATACGGAGGTTTGAGATGAACGGAGAGTTTTGGAGGGCGGCATTGATTCGCGCAATTAGGACAGCCGCACAGACTGCAATTGCATCAATTGGCACAACGGCAGTGATTTATGAAGTGGATTGGGTGACTGTTTTTGGAACTACCGCCCTTGCTACACTGCTGTCTTTGCTGACTTCTGTTGCGACGGGACTGCCAGAGGTGGAGGTGTAACGTGGTAAGGCTCTGCCAAGCATCGAAAGACGAACACGGGCGTTACACCGGCGGGGAGGCAGGAAACCAGAGCGGCGGGGAATTGAATATGCGGACATGGTATAGCCGCCCGTGGGACACTGTCCTCCGATGCGTTGACCGCTCCATTGCGGAACAGATTGCACTGGTTGCCCAGATACTAGTCAAGTGTCCAAAAATAGGCTATGACCAAAGTCAGAGAACAACCCTGTATGAACAATGCACCGCAATAGGGTGGAATATTAACCGAATCAATGACATTGCGCCCTGTGAATGCGACTGTAGCAGTCTCATTGCGGTTGTCCTTGGGTTTTGCGGGGTGTCTATCCCTAAAACGGTCTACACAGGCACCATGTCAGCGTATCTGATGGGGACGGGAAAGTTTCAGTGCTTGCGTGAGGACAAATACCTCACAGGGGACAGTTACCTCCAGAAAGGTGACATCGTCCTCAACACAGCCCATCATGTTGCCGTCTGCATTGATGATGGTGACAAGGCTGTGGTCACTCCGTTTGTTGCCTACGCGGCACAGGTCAACGTCAAGACATTCCTCAACGTGAGGACTGGGGCAGGAGCGTGGTTTCCTGTCCTGCAAGCAGGAGGCAAGGACGTTGTCCTACCGAATGGGCTAATTGTAGCAATCTGTGAGGAGGTCAATGGATGGGGTCGGTTATCAAATATTTCGGGTTGGGTATCACTTGCGTACTTGTCGCGGTGATATTCATAAAAAAAGGCATCTATGATTATTACAGGAATGTGATGCCGTAAAAGTGACAAAATCACGATACTGGACGCGTCCGGTGTGGTTTTGAGAGGTAGGACACGCCCCCGTCCTGCCTCTTTTTTTTTTGTTCAAAACGTGTTGCAAACCATGATGCAAGCCTGTTGCAACACACAAATGCGTTGCAACGCGTTGGAACTCTATTTAATAAGGAAAGCATTGATAAATCAACATTTATGCGTGTTGCATGACCCTGTTGCAAGCGGTGGAAGCGACACTTCCGGTTTTAAAGCAAAAACCCCGTAAAAACAGGCGTAAATGCTTGATTTTACGAGGTTTTCATGTACGGAGGGCATGGGATTCGAACCCATTAACAGCCTCAAAATATGTTGATTTTTCAAGCCCCACAGGCATCCGTGTTGCAAGGTCGGTTGCATTCTAGTATAAACTTTTAAAAGTATCATTCACCTTTTTCTCCTGTTCACGTCTATCCTTATCCAAAACGTGTCTATATACGTTCTGCATCGTATACGGAGTAGACCACCCACCCCGCGCCATTATGTAGGCGTCTGGTATTCCTGCCGCGTGTGCGATGCTCACGAACGCATGACGTAGGTCATGGAATCGAAACCGTTCTATGTTGTTCTCCTCCAGAAGGTCATGAAAGTGTGTACTGATGGTTTTGCAGGACATCCGCGTCACATATCCCTGTTTACGGATGAGGTCTGCAACATAATCCGGTAGCATGATGCAACGGTTTGACTTGTCCGTCTTGGGATAGTCCTTTATGACGTCCCCATGCTCCGATGACACTGCTGACCTGTGCACATAAAGCACGTTGTCATCTGACAGGTCACTGATGGATGCCGCGACAATCTCACCCCTGCGCATGGGAGCAAGTGCGGCAAGCAGTACAGGCACCTCCCACCGTGTGCCTTTTATAGCCCCGAAAAGCCTCTGCACGGTCTCCGCGTCTGGCACGTTGAGAGTTGGGCGGGTGCGTGTCGGAAGGGTCACCAGAGGCACAGAAAAGCCGTTCTGACGCATCACAGCACCCACAAGGTGGAACATATTGCGCACTGTCTTTGCAGACAGTTCTGAATCATAAAGGACGTTCACAAAGGTCTGTAGGGCATCACCGTCCACAGTGTACAGGCGGCGCGTGGCAAAGGCAGGAGCGTACAGGTCAATGCTCTTTGCTATGGCGTTGTACCCTCTTATGGTAGTAGGAGATACTACCGGACGCTTGAGGTCTATATAGTTGACAATTGCCTTGCGTACCGTCAGCACGTTGCTCTTGTCATGGGGGAGCGTTGCAGAGTATTGCAGGGCTTTGAGTTTCGCACCCTCTTTTGTGTCTGCCGTGAATGATTTGTATTTCCTTTTCCCGTCCTCATATCCTACAAAGACCTGTTGCCTCCACATCCCAGACGGCAGTTTTGTTGCCATTATAATGACCTCCGTATCTCAATGACCTTGCCCAGTATCTGGACGGGCGTGGTGTCTATCTCTGCATGGGTGAACACAATAGGTTCATATGCCGAGTTGAGAGACAACAGCATGATGCCGCTGTCCATCTTTTTCAACCTCTTGCATACCCCGTCGTGCCCATTTATGAGCGCAATCACCACCTCCCCACTTTCTGCGTTATTCTGCTGTCTTACAACCACAACGTCCCCGTCCATGATGAACGGACTCATTGAGTCCCCACTGATACGGAGGGCAAAAAACTCCCCAGTTTTGGCAAGGTGTGCAGAAATCTCCTCTTGACCTATTATGTTCTCCACTGCGGATATAGGCACACCCGCCGCAACTCTTCCCAGTAACTGGATAAGAACTCCCACACTGCTGTCTTTTCTGTCCTCACGTCCTAGCAGGAAATCCTCCGAAACATTGAAATAGTTTGCAATCTGGTTGAGCCTTGACGCGGATGGTATGGAGTCCTGCCTTTCTACTGTTCGCAGATACCCGTTGCAAAAACCGTTGTCCTCCTCAAATCTCTTTATTGTGATTCCCCTGCTCTTGCACAAAATCCTTATTTTATCGGCTATTATGCTCATTTTTCCCCTCCTAAAAATATTTTTAGGTTTTTACCTAAAAACTTGTTGACAAATCTGGTTATAACCATTAGAATACATAATTGTAATAGATAATTACCTAACATCAATAATAACACAATGGGAAAGGGGAAACAATACCATGAAGAAAATGACAGTTTACAGCGTATATATGGATGACAGTTATGACACTTACAAGGTCACGGTTCCTGCCGAGAGCAAAAAAGCCGCAATGAAGTATGTTGAGGGAAACGGTGAGGTTGTGGCAATCAAAGAATCAGAACTGCAAGACATCGACATCGAATGTTTAGCCACAACCCTCCGAAACAACGGATGGGGTCAGATGGAGGTGGACGTAATCACAAGAACACTGATTCAGTGCGGACTTGAAAGAATCAAATAATAAACAACACAGCAGGGGCGGCGAACAGCCGCCCAGAAGGGAGAACAAAACAATGGCAAGCATCGAATTTATCCAGAACAGAGTTGCAGGAGCAGAGGCAAAGGTTGCAAAGCTTGAGAAGAAGCTTGAAAGAATCCTCAAGGCAAAGGCACATGATTATGAGGACGGTTACAACCCGTACTGCTACAGTGATTATGACCTCAGTGCTACGGAGAAAGAACTGAGCAGGGCAAAGGCATCACTTGAGAAGTACAAAGCAGACCTCCAGACAGCACAGGAGAAAGCGGCAAGCCGCAACGTCAAGGTTATCCTTGAGTTCTTGGAGAACTGGAAAGAAAGAATGACAAAGTTCTACGGAGAGACCTTTGAAGAGTACCCCAAAGCATACGAAAAATTTACAAAAGAGGTTGAACCGCTCAGACTTGGATACTTTGAAGAGAGAAAACTCAAGAAAGAAAACTATGAGGAGTACAGGAGAATCACAGAAGAGCGCAAGGCACTTGAGGAAATGTTTCACGCAAGATTCGGCTGTGTTCAGCCCTACGTTGAAAGAGCATACAACCCCGTAACGGAGAAATATGACACATTCCGGTTTGACTGGGAGAAGTTCAACAAAGACCTCACTGAGGAGGCAAACAGAAAGTACGATTTCATTATTGAACGCACAAACGCCATTGTTGGACAGATTACAGACGCCTCCGCACTCAAGATTGGAGCAAAAGGAGACCTCAACGGTTACATCATCGGCACAAAGGGAACTGCAAAGGTTCAGACAATCGGAGCGGGTGGCTATAACATTCAGTGCTACCATTTCAGAACACTCATAAACGAGGCAAAGTGATAAACAACAGGCACGGGGCGGGCAACCGCCCCACACAAAAGAAAGGAGACAAACATGAATATCAGCATGAACACATTAAAGGATGACATTGACAGAGCATTTCGCGTTCTTGGGGCAGAAAGGGGGTTTTCTCAGAACGTCATAGACATCAAGGCATGGATGCAGGACGGATTTATCACAGAAGAAGAAGCGCACGAACTGAGGAAGTACAACAGGGAACAGTATAGCAAGCTACCGCTTGACGCATGATAATGCCAACAAATAGGTAATAACCAGATTGATGGTATTGTAAATCTGGTTATTACTGTGTAAAATAATAGGTAATTACCAGACGAAAGGAGATTTAAAAGTGGTATTTATCGACAACGTAAAAGAGTATTGCAACAGCACAGGGGTGACCGTGGCGGCGTTTGAACGCAAGTGTGACATTGCCAACGCAGTCATCAACGGGATTGAAAGAGGCAGGAGCAAAAACCCGTCTATCAAGACCCTTGTGAAGATTCAGAACGCAACAGGCATTGATATGTCGGTATGGTTCAAGGAGGGCGGCATCAGTGAGTATTTCGGAGAGCATCCGCAGGAGGTGCAGAGAACAGGGAAAGCGTCAGAGTGACCTGTATAGGTTTCTTGGAATCTCTGACAGGCAGTGGAGGACGTGGATGCGATACCCAGAGCAACACCTCACCCTTGGACGGCTTGAGGTCATTGCGGGACTGCTCCACACAACAGTGATTGATTTACTAGGAGGTTAAAGATGATTCAGAAATTTGTTTGTGCAATTGGGGTGCTGTGCTTATTGTGCGGGTGTGCTTGCATGGACAGCGCAAACCTCACAGACCCCATCATTCTGATACTTGGCGGCGGTCTGCTGACGCTGATGACTTACAAAGCTTATGAATTATGACCGCCCCAGAGCGGCAACTCAAAGGGCAGTCAATAAAGCACTACACCCTGCATTATAGCAGGAGAAATGGAACAAATACAAATGAATGAAATCAAGCTGAACATATCTGACAAAGACATCCAGACCATTGGGCTGAAACTGGTAGAGGCGGCACCTACTGCGGAGATGGTGGACATCTACGTTTACAAAAACAACGTGTACATCCATGCATCATTTGCAGACGGCACAAACCGCACCGCAGACGTTCCACTGCTCAAAGAGGTGGACGGGTGAAAGACACAAAGGTAGACACATACGTCTCTGACTACGAATGGATTCAAGCCATGTCCGAGGCAATCGGGTGGGATGAGTGTGAAATAATACAGACCCTTGTGGAGTTCTGGCAGGATACCTACGGCAAGAGGTGGCAGGGATTCCAGAGGGGCATAGAGGAAAGGACGAATAAATGATAACAGCAATTGACATTCAGAGCGTAAACAAGACGGTCAAAAACATAGAGGTCAAGGGCAAACCGTATGTGTGCGCCTTTGCAAGGGTTGCGGCATTCCGCGCCATATGCCCAGAGGGTTCAATCACAACCGAGATTGTGAGCATGGAGGACGGAGTGGTCACTATGAAAGCAACTGTAAAAGACGAGACAGGGCGCGTGCTATCCACGGGATACGCACAGGAAAAAGAATCATCCACGTACATAAACAAAACATCGTACATTGAAAACTGTGAGACGTCCGCAGTGGGCAGGGCGTTGGGGATGCTTGGCATTGGCGTTGACCAAGCTATGGCATCTGCCGAGGAGGTTGCCAACGCAATCAATCAGCAGGAGCAGATGAAAACACCCGCCACGGAGGAAGAAATCAAGACCCTCACAGCATTGTTTAAAAAGGCAGAGTGTGACCCCGTCAACACGTTCCCGCATTACCCTAACATCACTAAAGAGGAATATGCAAAGGCAGTCAGAGGACTCAAGAAAAAACTGGGGGAGTGATGGAGACAACGGGAAAAATGACAGGTCTGTCCGTCTCTTACCCATCACGCAGGGCGGTCATCACGCTTGAGGTGACCGCCAGACCGGAGGACATAGAAAAGTACCAAGGGCAGGACGTGGATGTGTCTATTGAGCCTCACAGGGCGCACAGGAGCACCAACGCCAACAGGTTGCTATGGGAGTGCATCCGCAGAATATCACAGGAGACCGGACGGGACAAATGGACGGAGTACCTTGAACTCTTAAAGGACTTTGGACGCTACACCTACATAGTTGCAAAACCGGAAATGGTTGAGGCAGTAAAGAAACAGTGGCGTGAGACAGAGGTCATTGGGGACATTGACATCAACGGCACCAAGGGTGTGCAGATGCTTTGCTACTTTGGGAGCAGTACATACAACACAAAGGAATTTTCCCACCTTCTGGACGGCACCATTGCCCAGATGAAAGACCTTGGTATTGATGTGCCACCTTCTGGAGACGTAAAGAGAGCACTTGACCAATGGAGGGAGACACATGGGTAAGTCTGAAAGAGAAAAGGGCAGGAGGGGAGAAGAAGAACTCGCGCGCCTCCTGCGAGACCGCTACGGGTATGAGGCAAAGCGCGGCATGGTGTTCCTGCATCAAAGTGACCTCATAGGGCTGTCTGGCATCCATGTGGAGTGCAAGAGAAATGAGCGGCTGAACATCTGGGAGGCAATGCGTCAAGCGGTCACAGAGGCGGCTATACGCAACGATGGACTGCCCACAGTGTTCCACAGGCGCAACCGTGGTGAGTGGTTGGTGACCATGCGGCTTGTTGATTGGATAGACCTATATGGAGAATGGCAAAATGACAAACGGATGGATAAAGATACACCGCAAGACACTTGACAATCCTGTGGTGATGAAAGACGCGGCACACGCGGCGGTCTGGTTGTATCTGCTTTTGAGTGCGTCACATGATGAACACCGCACAGTGTTCAATGGCAAGGTCATCACCCTGCAAGCGGGGCAACTGGTAACGGGTAGAAAAAAGATTGCAGACGCATTGTCACTTGATGAGTCCAAGGTCAGAAGAATTTTAAACTCGTTCGAAAACGACCGAATGATTGACCAACAAATGACCAACGGGGGGCGGCTTATTTCCTTGCTAAATTGGGAATGCTACCAGAAAAGTGACCAACAAACTGACCAACAAGTGACCAACGAGCGACCAACGAGTGACCAACGAGTGACCACTATACAAGAATATAAAGAATTAAAGAATGATAAGAATGTAAGAAAGAATATAGGGCGTTTCACGCCACCAACACCAGACGAGGTCAGAGATTACTGCCAAGAGAGGGGCAACTCCGTAGACGCACAGAGGTTTGTAGACTACTACGCATCTAAGGGTTGGATGATTGGCAAGAACAAAATGAAAGACTGGAGGGCGGCGGTCAGAACGTGGGAACGCAACAGCAAGAAAGAGGACACGGATGACACTGGAGAATATGCAGACATATATGCACAGTATAGGCTTTAGCGGGGAGGTCGTGAAATGCGTAGAGATAGAGTCCGCGAACGAAAAGGGCAACCTCGTATATATCACGATGGAGGGGTACAACTACCCGATTGAGTATTACATCCCAGAGAGGAGGGACGCAAGCGGGATTATAAATCACAGCGGGATGCCGCAGGAGTACATGAGCAAGTACGGCAAGGACTTCAATTTTGAACTCTACGGCAAGGACATGACCGCAGTGAAAAAGATAATCAACGGGGCAATCCTAAACTTTGCCGAGTTTGAGAAACAGGGAAGGGGGTTATACATCTACTCAAAGACAAAGGGGAGCGGCAAAACAATGCTCTCCTGCGTCATAGCAAATGAGATTCTCAAAAAGAACCAAGTCACTTGCAAGTTTGTGAGCGTCCCCGACTACCTTGATATGTACCGCAACAAAGACCCGATGATAGACCGAATCAAAGACGCGTCTATCCTCATCATTGACGATTTCGGAATACAAGACGAATCAAAGGACTGGATAAACGAAATCATGTATGGACTTGTAGACAGACGCTACAAGGCAATGGCAATGACCATATACACCTCTAACCATGATTTTACGGAGAGGGCAATCTCAAAAGAGGACAGGATTGCCTCACGGATTTACGGGTCATGTGTACCCATCCAACTCCCAGAGGTGAGCATAAGGACAAGGTTGGCAGACACATATAGAAAGACATTCATGCAGGAGGTACTTACAGATGCAGTCAGTGATTAAAGGTGACGAACCGTATAGGTGCTATATATGTGCCTGTTACGGAGAGATGCAAGTGCATCATATGCTCCACGGCATCCACAGGAAAGCGGCAGACCACTATGGTCTGACCGTCCACCTCTGCCCCGCTTGCCACGCCGCTCTGCATGACCACGGATATCTGGATAAATTTTTGGAGCAGGAGGCACAGAGGACGTTCGAACACATATACAATCATTCGGACTTTATGAAGATTTTTGGAAAGAGTTGGCTATGAAAGAGATGAAACTGCATACACTGGAAAAGCCTTGCACAAAGGACTGTCCAGACAGGAACGTCTGGTGTCATACAACGTGCGAGAAATACATCGCCTTTGACAAGGCAAACAAGGCAAGGCTGAAAGAGAAATCAAAACAGTGTGAAATTGACAGCATACTGCTAGACGGCAGGAGACGGATGGCAGGAACGCACGATAAATTAAAACCATATCAAGGAGGAAAGAAATGAACAAGGTTGTATTAATGGGCAGACTCACAAAAGACCCCGATTACAGGACGGCAGAAAAGACCACGGTTGCACGGTACACTCTGGCTGTTGACAGATTCAAAAAAGATGACCCTGCTGATTTTATCAACTGCGTTGCATTCGGAAAAACGGCAGACTTTGCGAACCTTTATTTTCACAAGGGCACAAAGATTTGCCTCTCCGGTCACATCCAGACAGGCAACTACACAGACAAAGAGGGCAGGAAGATTTACACCACGGACGTGGTTGTGGAGTCGCAGGAGTTTGCCGAGTCCAAACGTGAGGAAACCCCTGCGGATGGATACCTCAAACCTACGGAGGATTTTGTCAAAGTGCCAGAGGGAGCGGATGACGAGTTACCGTTTGCATAACATGGTCGGAGATGGGCGCTAGAGGCGCGAGAACGCGTTTTCTGCGCCCAGACGATAAAATCCTCAAGCGAGATAATAAACGCGCTAGAAACGTCTAGAAAGGGGTAAAAAACACTATTATGGATAATCAGACAGCAAAGGCAGACGCGAACAAACTGAAGCTAACCCTTGTACCTCATGGAATCATAAAGGCAATCGCACGGGTGCGGATGTACGGAAATAAGAAATACCCGCAAGGCGGGGTTGATAACTGGAAATAGGTTGAGGCTCAGAGATATAGGGACGCCGCGTACAGGCATTTTCTGGAGTACCTTGCAAGACCTAAAGCAGTAGACGTTGAAAGTGGACTGCCGCACCTCTGGCACTTGGCTTGCAATATTGCTTTCTTGATTGAACTGGAGGCACAGGATGACAGAGGCGAATGTTGAAACGCTTGGCGTGAGTATGTCGGGCTTTTACACCCGCAACGTGCAGGACTGCCTAAACTGCACAAAGTACGTTTGTGACGGATGCCCAAAGAACAAGGCAGAGCAGGACAGAAAATATTATCAACGCCGCAAGGCTAGACTGGAGGGAGAAATGGTTTGCCCAAAATGTGGGGGACAGGTACAAGTCAAGGACAGCAGGACAGACAACAATACAGTGATTAGACGCAGGAGGTGCGTAAAGTGTGGTATGAACATATACACAAAAGAGACGATGATGGAATACGCGACAGGCGCAGAGACAATGACAAAACTATACAAAGCAAGGTACAGAGAAGTCATACCAGAAGATATTTACAAATAATCATCATTGTTGTGGAGTCTCTTGCGCTGATTGGTCTGATGCTGAAACTGAGGAGGATGTGATGGACAGATGTGACTGGGACGATGATTTTGACCACAATCAAGCGCGGCAAATACACGTAGTAGAACGTAAACAATTTTTAGGCACGAAAGCTGAAGGACTAATGCAAAGGACTGTTGCATATTGCTTGAGTTGTAAAAAAGCAGAATGCAACGGATGCCCGACAAGAGCCGAGCGAGCAAGGATGAAGGGAGAGAAATGTAATGGATTTGATTGATAGAGAACAAGCGTTAGGTTGCTTCTGGGCTTATGAAGATGGTGACGAGACGGAGATGCCCGCATATGACCGCTTGCAGGCACTGCCGATTGTGGCAGAGGTAGAGGACTGCATCAGCAGGCAGGCGGCGATTGATGCAAAGATGGAATTTTTAAATCCGAATGTTAAACGTGATACAAAAGAACAAACTGAACATGACAGGGTATTCGCAGAAGGGTGGAATGCTTGTAATAGTCATTGGATTAAAGAAATGGAGAATTTACCCTCCGCACAGCCAGACATAGCAGAAAACCTATATCTGTATAAATGTTACATCACTGATAAGGACGGATTGCAACACGAAGTTATACATACAGGCGATATAAGGAGAGTGACAGGATGGGAGATTTAATCAGCAGACAGGCGGCGATTGATGCGCTTGATAAAAGGTTTGACTCTATACCAAAGACGACAGAGATTTTGTTATTACGAAAAGATTTGAGAAATCTGCCATCCGCACAGCCAGAACAGCGGTGGATTCCTGTGACGGAGAGGTTGCCGGAAAAACGTGACTGGTACTTAGGCATATTTAAAGAGCAAGACACAGGATGGATAAATCCTATACCATTTATTTGCGATTATGTTGGCAAGGAAACAAAGGCAACAACAAAAGAGTATTGGATATTGAAAGAGTGTACGGATAGGGAAGAACACATTGATTATTATTTCAATCTTGAATGCGTAGCATGGATGCCACTACCAGAACCGTATATGAGAGGTGGAGAGGATGAGCAGACTGATTGATGCTGACGCACTAAGGGAACTATTGCAGAACATTGCATACCATGACTGGAATCAAGGAATCACAACATCGTTTGCGGATGCGTGTAATGAAATCATCGAAATAGTCGAAGAGCAGCCATCAGCACAGCCGGAACGGTTGACCGACAAGGAGCAGAGGATATTCTTGGCGGCAATGGGAAGAGAAGAAAAGGTGTGTAAGCAGGTTGATGAAGAGTGCAGGGATTGCAGAGAGCCGTATGAGGATAGTCTTGTCAGAACTTGCCACGAAATCACAAGAAAGGTAAAAGGTGCGTTATGGACGATTTAATCAGCAGACAGGCGGCGCTTAACTCTACTGTCACGATGGTGAGCGAGGGGCTTGACTGGATACCTGCATATCACATTAAGGACTTGCCATCCGCACAACCAGAAGTAACCGAAATAGGATATGCCGAATGTGCAAATGCGATGCTGAAAATGTGGATAGACAACGTACTGACAGATGGCGAATACAATCGCATTATGGATAAGCTAAATGCCCATCATAATGCAGAGAGGAGACAGAAATGAGACTGATTGATGCGGATGTATTAAAGAAAGATTTGACACGCTTTTACGATAACGAGGTCACTGCGAAGCAGTTGATTGACGAACAGCCTACCATCGAGCCACAGCCAGAGCCGGAAGAATTTGAATGGTGCAATACTTGCAAGGAATACGACCAAGACAAGCACTGCTGTCATCGGTGGACTAAGGTTATCAGAGAGACGGTGGAAGAACTGAAACAGGCACAGCCAGAACAGCGGTGGGTGCCGACATCGGAAAGACTGCCAGAAGAAAAGAAAGATGTGCTTATTGCATTTAAGCACAATATGGCTGTTGGCTTTTGGGAAGATATTTTGGACAACGGTGAACCTGTTTGGTATGCAAACAGCGGTGACGGATGGATGACAGGCACGGAGTCAGTTGATAGTGATGGCATACCGCTTGCGTGGATGCCGTTACCGCAACCGTGGGAAGGGGGGACAGAATGACCAACAGTGAAGCTATAGAGGTATTAAAAGCAAATTATCCAGACCATTGTTTTGAGTTATTGCGAGAAGCTGTTGACACAGCAATTTACGCATTATCCGCACAACCAACGCAGACCAACACATCCAACGCGTTGAAATCGTTGGATTGCATCTACAGACAGGATGCAATAGATGCACTTGGTGACGAGCCGGAGGTGTGGACTGATAAAGACGAGTATGCTCAAGGATTATACAATCAATGGCATTACGACAGAAATGCAATATTGACGTGTCCATCCGCACAGCCACGAAAGACTGGACAATGGATAAAGCGTAAAGGAGCGTTAGGCTATAACTGCTCATACTGCGGAAAGTCTGATATAAGCAATCATTTTGATTATTGTCCAAACTGCGGTGCAGATATGAGAGGTGATAAATGACAACACAGGAATACATCAACAAACTAACACAGGTAGAGGAAGAACTCAACGCGGCGGCGTATGTCCTCCGAAAGCTACAGGAAGAAATGGACATAATGCGGTGTGAAATGATTGAGCAGGAGGTGCATGATGATAGTAGTAAATGACAGATGGGTGATTGACGTGGACGCATACAATTACATCGTATGCAAGAACAAACCAAGACCAAAAGAGAAAAACGGCAAGACTTATATGGAGTACCCAACAGTAAGCTACCACAGGACGCTGTCAGAGGCTTGCAAAGCCATTTTAGACGAGGAGGTGAGGATTTCCTTGAGCGAGGGCACAAAGACGCTTTCCGAGGCTGTCCGAGCCATTTCCGAGGTACGTAACGAGGTGAGGGGGTTGATTGATAGAATACTGGAGGATGACGCCAAGTAATGCAGTACAGAACACCAACACCAAAGTCAAAGTATTATGTACCCAAAGAGGTGTACCTCACAACTCTGCACTTCTGCCGACAGTATCCGCTGTGGTTGGCAGAACTGGAGACAGAACCGGACGCAAGCAAAGCAATCACATACGACAAAGAACGGGTACAGTCATCAAACAGCTATGACGCAACATCTGAGATTGCAATGCACAGGGTGGACATAGCACAAAAAAAGGCAAGGGTTGACGATGTATCAGCAAGCGTGGCGGGAGACCTTGCGCAGTGGTTGCGGCTTGGCGTGTGCTATGGTCTGACATATCCAGACTTAGCGGCTAGAGGAATACCTTGCGCGGATAGGACATACTACAGAATGCGCAAACGGTTTTATTACGAACTATCAAAAATCATATAAACGTGTCCACTCAAGGGACGTATTTATGTGTTATTCTGGTAGCATCAAATGATGGACAGGGACGGAGACGTTGCCTGTCCTTTTTGTATGCCGCAGGATAGCGGCGGGCGGGGTATCGGTGGGCAATGCAAGACTATGCAAGGACATTCTACAAATCCAAGGCTTGGCAGAAATGCAGAGCAGGATATTTGCGGAGTGTCGGAGGACTGTGCGAAAGATGTCTTGCACAGGGCAAGATTGTTGCAGGGGAGATTGTCCACCACAAGGTATATATCACACCCGAAAACATCAATGACCCGAATGTGACTCTATCGTGGAGCAATCTGGAATGTGTTTGCAGGGAATGCCATGAGAAAGAACACAAGGGAGTACAAAAACGATATGAGGTGGATGAGTTAGGTCGTGTGACCGCCACCGAATAGCCCCCATTTGAATTTTCTGACAATATGGGCAGGAGACCGATGGGCGGACTCGAGAAAAACATATTT